TTAGATTTTTTTTATAAAATCTAACTTTGATTTTTCTTTTAGATAACCTGTAACATAAATAGAACAAATTGATACAATTGAAGAAATTAAGGCTATAAAAAAATATGTCGATAATGATAAACTTTGATTAAACTGAATTTTACTTAAAGTATCTATAAATTGTTCTATTGTCATGATTTATCCATTTATTTCACAATGTGGTACTTCAACCCATTGTACATGGTTTTCTGTATAAATTTTGGTTGACTCTGCATCACTGTGAGCCATTCGAGCTTGTGGATCAAAACCACGTTGTTTAAACATAAAGGCCGCCAATGCTCTTATTTCATGAAAGGTAGGCCTTTCATCTAAAGGCAAATGACTGGCAACGCCCACTCGATCACGTAACGCTGAAAATGCACGGCTAAGGTAATCAGGTGCGACTTGTGTTGGATGATTAACTTCTTTACTCACCTTATTGGGGATACGAGTTGGTAGCCTATGCACAATATAAGGGCTTGCCACATTGTCACGGCTATTATCGATAATATCCTTAAGCGCTTTACCTATGGGGATCGCAATATGAGATGCCTCTTTATGTTGCACTTTTTGTCTATGAATATAAATCATCCCGTATATTCCATTTAAAGGTTCTTCATACCATAAACACCCACAGATGCCTTCTTTGGGAGCTTTGATATTGTATTTTATGCGTGATACTTCAAGCCTTGCTTGTGTTGTTTGTAATGCCAGATCCATTGCTGTTCTTAACCAAGGTTCTGCGGACGCTCTAATTTTAAGAAAATCATCATAAGATAATCTTCTACGTTTTTTCCCATCGACTCTTTTCATTTTCTTACGTTCAGCTGGGTTATCAAACATAAGAGATTCATCCATTGCGTAACTAAAAATTTTCTTTAGAAAACTTACCTTACGATTTTGTACATTAGCAGAAGCATCGGCATGATATTCATTAATATAGCCATTTACATGTTCCAGAGAGATTTCATTTGCGGGGATATCTTTAAAAAAGATCTTAATTCTTTCTAAGTCATTAACCCAGTTACTAAGTGTACTGTCTGATGGTTTCTCATCATTAGTGATCCGCAAAAATAACTTATCTAAATGTTCTGAGAGAGGGAGGGCCTCTCCATATTGCCCTCCCGAGTCAATAATTAATGAGTTAACAGAAATGCATTTTTCTGGTCGCATAATATTGTTGTATTCTCTGGCTATTGCGATAGCTTTTGCTTTATCTGCACCAATGCATTTTCTTAAACCATTAGTTAATGTAAGGCGATATTGTTTAACTGATTTATCAAAATAAAGAAAGTCAGGTAGATGCCTAAATTCCTTTCTTCTAGGTCTACTGGCCATATCACGAAGCCCTTATTAACTCATCGACACATGAAGAAATAACGGATTCGATACCCCAACGTTCGGATGAATATACCCAAACAGAACAATCAACGATTTTGCCTTTTAATAAACCTGTTTCTACCCATTTTTTATGGTTCTATTATCTGGAATAGAACCTACTTCAAATTCTCGTTTAGCCCACGCACTAGCTTTCATCAGTTTTCCGCTCATTTTGGTCTTGCCTCATCATCAATAAAATAAGTCGGTCTGCTGTATCACAGGAGTGTTTGATTTCAGCGTCAGTGCATGGTCTATTTCTTACACTGAACGCTAACCGACCTAATTTAATATCAAAACTTGTTAATACTTGGTTCCCTGGTTTCCAAGGTGTTAATAATTTCATGGTGGTCACCCATTGGTCTTGAATAAACCACCATGCTAATAACAACGAAAAGTAAAAACTGATTATGCTTAATCAACTTTTTACCCGAATAATTCCCTCCACTGGATAGCATTCTGCAATTTTCCCTTTGGTCGCGAGTAATTCCTTATCAATTAAACAATTTTGTTCATCAGGATAAATGTAGCCATAGGGTTCGAACTGACAAATCATCGAACTACATACCAAAAGGAATAAACCATACATTATTGTTCGCTCCTTTGTTGCTCCGCGGAAGCAGGCTGAAGTTCAATTTTGACGTGCGCTGGAAAATCGTATGAAACATGGCAACGTCTATCTGTTGAAACAAAGCCATGTGTGCCATCAGGTAATGTGATCTTTACGGCTTGGTCTTTTTGTTGAGAGTGTCTAAGCATTGGTCTTGCCTCTTTGTGACATGTCACACTAATGAATAATAGCTGTATTTATAGGGCGCCCCAGTTGTAGCAATAACGCTTTTTGCATCGATGAAAGTGCTTGCTGTTCTTGCTCTGTGACATTTTTTGTTGATGCTGTAGACCATTCGATACTGCATTTATTAGTTGCTTCATCATGGGTAATAACAACTTCTAACTTCATGGCCATAACGTTTATCTCCTGATAATGCGCCCAAGAAAGGGCGCTATTATGAATTAACGAACCATTAATGAACGTTCACCAACTTCAAGATGTGCTCCGGGAATTTCAATACCATTTTCAAGCGCTTCTTTGATGCCTTTTTTATCAGGCGCGGTGATGGTTTGAACATCAACCAACTCATTCGGTAATAAAGCCTCATTGTCGATAATGACTCGAACAACACCAGCTCTAGCAGTGAATGTATTTTTTGTTGTTTTTAATTTATCTAATCCTGAAGCCAATAAGCAGTTAAGAGCATATTTCTTTAGGTTTTTAGCTTGGTTTTCGAATGATTTTTTACGATCAGATAAACGTTTGGATTCTTCATCCAGTGTTTTAGCTTGACCTTCGATATTGCGAACGTGATGCATAATTGCATCCAATTTATCACCTAGCTCGCCCTCGATACCTTCCAATGTATCTGCGATATCTTCAGCAGTGAATTCTCCTGTTTCAACGAGTTGCTGTAATTTTTCATAATTGGTCGCCAGTGCGATAGCAGTAGTTTTGGTCATTAGATTGCCTCTTCTTTCTGTTTCAGTTTGTCTAAACACTCTTTTTCGATTTGGTTTAATCGACGTAAACGGCCAGACAAATACTTCTCGTAATCTTCGTCACGACGTTCTTTGGCTGATTTAATATGTGCAGAAATTTCGCGCGTTAATGTCGATGCAATACCTCGTAATTCATTTGCTGTAACAGCACTACGCATCACTTCTGTATGTTTAGTAAATTTCTCGTCTAACTCTTTGCGAATACGTGTGATATCTTCCGCTTTTTCACTGGCATTTTTGATTTCAAACTCAAGCTTATTGCTTACTATATATTCAGGGTTATCATGCATACCCATAAAGACATCAGAGCTAAAACCAAGCATTGATAGGGCTTTTTTGATGGCATCAGTGAGTGATTTTTTAATAACTTCACCGTCAACCTTAATGCCATAGTTAGTTTGATAGCGGTATGGTGTTGCACCATAACTTTCAAACTCACCGCGGGTTTCACATTCGATGATGTACCAAAAACGGATCTTAATTGAGTGGTTTTGTTCGCAGAATAACGAGCCATCAGCATCACGTAAAAAACGGGTTGCAACTTGTTTATTACGTTCATCAAGGACAGGTTCTAAAAGAGGCTTTCCATCAATAAATTTTTCTTCAAGGACTTCATATCCCCAACCTTCACCAATAGGACCGAATATTTCAGTTGCACGCATAAACATGTAAGTGCTGTTTATACTGGTCCCCGTAAATCCCACGCCTTCTAATGGCTTAGTAAAGCGCGGGTCTGTACGTTGTACTTGTTTCCAAATACTTAGGTTATTAGCGTCACTCGCGTTAAGAACTTCATCAATAACACTGGCACGTTGCTCAAAATTATCTTGTTGTGCTGATGGTGTTTCGGGTTCTTTAGGCTCTACAGTTTGTTCAACCACCGGAGAACTTTCTGTTTTAGGGGCTACTTCTTGCTTTTTACGTGAACGTTTAGGCTTAGTTTCCTTTTCAACGGTACTTTTGCTAGATACCGAAGGGGTATTATCCAATTGGTTAGAAGTGATACTTTCTTCTTTTTCAGCATTGCCAGTAGGCTTGTTAATACCTAAATGACGGTCAATAAATTCTTTTCGCGCATTAGGGTTATCTAATAGCTCAGGTTGTTTTTTACTTTCAGCTATTAACGAGAAAATCTTTTCACGTGGTATATCCAAGATGCCAGCTGTTGTGCGTAAATCCATTGACCAGCGTTTCCATGCTTTGTCGTCGTCATCTATCAGTTCTTTGGCTTTTTTTACTTGAGATGCGAGGACATTATTAGGATCAAAGTCATCTAACAGTGCTAAGGCGATTTCAGTATCTATGGTTGAATAGTTACGCTTGATAGAAGATGTTTCTTCTTGTTGTTGTTCTGGTTCTTCGGTTAGCCAGCTTTCACCTAATGATTTAGCTTCTTCAACGGTGACATCTTCATTAGCAAACTCATAGATAGCCTGTGCTATTTCCATCGTTTGTTCAGCATCCATCAAAGATAACTTTGTTATTTCTGCAAGGCCTGTAGCGATATTACGAATTTTGGGATCTTCTTTTCCTGCCAAATATTCCAGAGCAGTTGAAAATTCATTGTTAGTTATTTGAGTCTTTCCAAATAAAAGTAAACACGCAATTCTGGGCTTCGTTCCTAGTTTTTTGAAATTTTTATATTCAATAGGTTTCCATTGAGTTCCATCAAACTCATTTTCAACAGCAAATTTCTCATCGAATATATCTAAAGTAGGGCAAACAGAGCCGTCAAGGTGTTCGCTAATTAACGGATCATCAGTGTTAAAGTTATCCATAGCTTCTGGATATGCTTCAGATAATTTTACTACTGCAGTCGCTGTTGCAAGTTTTGCATTAGCGGTGTTTAACGCTATGGCCAGCGGTACAGCACCGTTGTTTGTACGAGCCTCGGTCGTAGGCTCAAATACACAGATAAAAGTTTTCATTGGTCTTGCCTCTTAATTTCCTGATTTTGCTAGTTTAATAGCTCGCTTAATGCCCGCTTTTTTGATAATTACACGCTTATATTTCCCATCAATGGGATTAGAGTAAGCCGTACCTGTTGAAGGGTAATATTCAACTCGTCTCTTACCTCCAATGATAGAAATATGTTGAGTGCCAGAAACTATCTCACTGTTATTTTCATGTTCAATAACAGATAGTTCAGCATCTAATACAGCATCAATTGCTAGATTAATTGCATCCATAATGTTCACCATCAGTAAGGAATTTCTTCATCTTCTTTAGCTATTGGTTTGCCTTCCAAGCAGAGAAGCATTTGGATCTGGTCTTCTAACAAACTTGTTTTTACTTGGGCATCAGCTAGGATTTTTTCTTGCTCATTACGTAGAAAATCAATTTCAGCGTGAATGAGATCAGTTTGGGTAGGCTCTTTAAAAGGAACATCAACAGTGTGTTCAGCAACAACAAAACCTAGTCCAGCATTGGGATCGGCTTTAAATGCGTAGGCGTTATATTGGTAAGAACCATCGAACTGTTTTTGAGCATGAATATAGAGTGTGACTGTTAGGCTTTCAGGTTGTGCTTTCATAGCAACTCCTTTAAAATAACTGCGATCAGTGATTTATCATTGGTCTTGCCTCTTCTAGCGTTTGGTCGCGCTAGTAGAACTCTCGGTTAGCTTTGGTCGGCGCCCCGAGGTAAAGGAACCCACTTCGGTGGGTTTTTTTACGTCTAAAATTTGTTGCCCGTCTTTCCGAGCTGTCAGCCTTGTGGCTCCTAACTTCCCACAGTTAAGGAAAGCTGTTATTTTAATGATTCCACAGTTTAAATAAGGAACATGTTTACTATGGCTGTAACTACTCGTTGTCCAAAAGCAGGCTGTGATTCAAGCAGTTTTGAACTTGCAATGAAAACTAAAGTTCGTGGTTGCCAACATCAAATAGCCTTTATTCAATGCTCTGCATGCGGAGCAGCTATCAGCGCATTTAGTGTTCGAGAAGATTATATTCTTGAACAAGTGGCTAAAAAATTAGGCATCCGTTGACTGTAAACCAGTAGGGCGGTTTTCTTCATATACCGCCTTTAATACTGCGATAACTGATAATTCAGATCCTTTTATTTGATATTCTTCTGCAACTTCTTCTAATTTGTTAGCAATATCATTTGTTGCTTGTAGTAATTTTTTTATTTCGATACTCATGTTGTATTCCTCTTTTGATATTTGCCTGTCTTTCCGAGCTGTCAGGTCTGCCTTGTAGCTTTGGTCGGTAACTAATTAAATTCCCTGGTATTGCTAAAAAACTTGCCGTTATGCCGTGGTAATCATTACAGGTCGCGATGAGAGCCGTGGTTCTCCTCCGACATAACAGCAAAACTAAATCTGAACACTGACCTAAACACTTGCTGTGTTGTTTTTGGTTGCTTTAATATTAGCGTTGCTATTTTGATTGTCAATAGCATTGCTAATATTTTGAGTTAAAAAAAACCACCGTATCGACGGTGGTTGTATGTAACACATTGTTATTTTATGCAAAATCAATCATTTTAATAGGAAGTGATTTTATTACTTTTCCAATAATTCGGAGATCATACATTTCTGACTCTTCAATATAAAACGTTTCATAAGCAGGATTATCTGATTTAACAGCTAGTTTTCTGCCCTTAACTCTTTGTAATCTTTTTATAAATAATGAATTTTCAAAACTAAACACATAAACACCATCGCCATCAAAAAATTCATTATGAGTATCAACAAAAACGACATCTCTTGGGTTTATTGCTGGAGACATACTGTCACCGCTAATGTTAATTATTTCAATCCCTTTTAAACTTTTTCTACCGAATAAATCGAATACTTTTTCTGGAGAGAACTCAATAGATTTTATAGTGTCAGGGAATTCGTTATTTATAAAGCCACCAGGGCCTGCTTTTGCATATACATCCATCAGTCTTAAAGTCGTATGTTCATTTTGAGTTGATGTAGAAGAGGTTATTTGTTTTATTTCTTCTTCTTTTCCTGTTCGTCTAACGTAGTCTAACAACGTTTTTAGCTCTGGATTAATATCTTCAGGATCAACTTTCAATAATGATGCGAATTTTAAAATTGTATCAGTGTTTAAGGCTGTTCGGCCATTTAAATACTGACTTACTGCCCCTTGAGTAGCAAATCCCATAATCTCTGCGGCTTTTTCTTGAGTTAAGCCCAGAGATTCTCGTTTGGCTTCCCAAATGTTTCGTAAGTTTCGGGCGGCAATTTTATCTGATTCTGATATTTTTCTGTTCATTTTAGTATTTTATTTGTAATGCTAATAATTATCCAATAGCAATGCTATTGATTTATTAAATTAGCATTGCTAATATTCAGCTATTACATAAGCTGGAGGAAAACATGAAATTAGATCTGTATTTAAAAAAACAAAAAATCAGCCAAACTGAATTTGGGAAAACGGTTGGAGTAACTCAAGGGTTTATTAGTCAAGTTATTGCTGGTAGCTACTACCCTAAAGGTCGAAAAGCTATCGAATGGTCAGCAAAAACCAATTGGTTAGTAACTCCACATGATCTTAATCCAGTTGATTATCCAAATCCTTGGGATGGCTTGCCAAAAGGAGTATTCAGTATTACAGGTATCAAATTAAAAAACTGATTATGCATAATCAATTTTTCTAGCGACAGGAGACGCAAAAATGAATTTTGATATCAACATTATCAGAGCTGAAATTGAAGATTGGGCGGTAGAACAAGGGCAAGAACATGTTGCCATTGAGATTAGCCGAGCTTACTTACGATTAGTGGTTAATCAAGAACATGGTCGATTATATGCCATTGAGGATCAAACGGGTAAGGCAGACTGGAAAGCAATCAATAATAACCGGCAACAGATATTCCGTTGGTTACGTGGTGATTCTCGCGCATCTCAAAGAAAAATTGCTGAGTTAATGCCAGCGATTGAAATGGCTCTACCAGCTGCGAGGTTAGCTCGAGTACGCGGAGATACCAAAAACTATTTAGCAACTGTAGCCATTCAGCGTTTTGCTGATGCTATGACTGAAATATTATTAGAGGGTCGTGACATGTCACACCAAATAAACAATGTAGTACGTGCACTAAATGAGATATCACGCCCGACCAGCGTGCATTAATTCAAGAGGCAAGACCAATGATTAGATCAACTGAAAAAATCACATACCGCAATGGGTTTATGCTGAATGATAAACCTGCTCATATCTCAGATATCCAACATATTTTTGATGGTAGACGCGTTATTGCGTTGTTAATTTGGGAGCAGTATGAGCGAGAAAAACAAAAATTACTGTCAAAAAATTTAACCCCTGAGCAGTACCAAAATGCTTGCCGTAATATAGCTAAAGCACTGGGGGTGTAAAGTGAGAGCATCTGATTTGTTATTAGATTTTGGACGTCCAGTTGCTTATTTCCCTGGGCTAGTAAAACGTTTGGGCAGTGTAAATGCAGTAATATTTTTTAGCCAAATATTTTATTGGCAAGATAAAGCTGACTCTAAATTAGGTGTTTATAAAACATCAGAAGAAATTGAATCTGAGACGGGTTTAAGCTACCGAGAACAGCTTACGGCTAGAAAGCATTTAGTTAGCAGAGGTATTCTGGTTGAGACTAATAAACGCTTAGAGCATAAAATTTATTATCTAATTGACTGTGAAAAATTAGATTATGTCATGTCACAACCTATTGAAAATGCACCAAATGCGCAAAGCGCAACTGGGGAAAGTCACAATAGTGATTTCGCGGAACAACAAAACGAACGACCGCGACAAGACAAAACTGACGGTGGCGATGAAACAAATCCGCAGTTCGATCCTACAGAGATTACTACATATATTACTACAGATATTACTGATGGTACGTCAGGAGAACCTGACGACAAAAAATCGTCATCAAAAATTAAATTGAATTATGAAAATATTATTAATTCATATCACGATATTTTGTCTGATATGCCTGCTATCAAAGTGATGACTGATGAGCGTAAACGGAAGCTAAGAAATTTCTGGATAAAATTTAAATTCAATCAAGAGCGCTGGGAGAATTATTTATCGTATATTGCCAGTAATTGTCGATGGATGATGGAGGATCGAGATAATGGGCGAGGGGGGACATGGCGACGTAAAAATTTAGATTATTTAATTACGGAACGTTGTTATGTTGCGGTTAAGGAGGAACGTGCTAATGACAAATGATTATTTCACCCCTCCATACAATCTTGAAGCAGAGCAGGCTGTACTAGGTGGCTTGATGATCAGCACTGACGAAGATAAGCGTCAACATGTGATATCACTAGTTAAATCAGGATCATTTTATTCAAGATCTCACAGTCGAATTTTTACAGAGATAGTGAAGTTAATAAAATCTGATTATCCAACAGATATCATTACAGTTAGTGACTCTTTAACACGTAGCGGTGATTTAGAAAAAGTTGGGGGATTTGCTTACATAGCGGAGCTTTGTAGATTACCTTCAGTTGCTAACATTGTGAACTACGCTCGGATTGTACGAGACAATGCAATACAGCGTTACGCTATCAATAATCTGAATACTTGTGTAGAGATGCTAATGGCGAATGATGGTCTTGATATCAACAATAAACTATCAAATGTTCAGCAGGTTGTATCAAGCATTATCGAACACGCTAAAACAGGAAAAAGCAAAGGCTTAAGACCTGCTCTAGACGTTGTTGGAGATTGGCTTGATGATGTTGATAGGCGCTTTAGTGATCCTAAAAATGCAGTGGGTTTTACTTTGGGTATAGAGTCACTGGATGAGTTAATGGCTCCCAAGCAGGCATTGAGAGGATCATTAATTGTTGTTGGTGCAAGACCCAAAATGGGTAAAACCGCATTTTATAATCGTGTTGCAACTCACTTTGCATTAAACCATAAGTTACCCACATTGCTTTTCAGCCTTGAGATGACAGACCGTGGGATCATTGAACGAATGATCTCTCAAGAAGGCGATGTATCTGCAGATATTTTTTATACAGGTACACATGATGATATGGAAATGGCTAGAGCATTAGCCAGAGCAAAAGAGATCGCAGAATCGAATATGTATATCGATAGCACTCCTGGTATTGATCTTAACCATATCATAGCTGAATGTCGTAAGGTTAAACGAGCTAAAGGGCAAGTAGGCCTAATAGCGATTGATTACCTTACCCTTATCAAGGCTGGTCAGGCTGAACGTCGTGATATTGCATATGGTGATATTACTACGGGGTTAAAAAATCTAGCAAAAGAAATGGATTGCGTTGTCCTGTTATTAACCCAACTTAACCGTAAATTGGAAGATAGGGCAGATAAAAGACCAACACCCGCTGATAGCCGTGATACAGGGCAAATTGAGCAAGATTGTGATGTATGGATTGGTTTATATCGTGATGCTGTTTATAACGATAATGCTGATAAATCTCTAATGGAAATTCTTCTCAGATTAAATCGTGATGGAAATACTGGTACCGCTTATGCTCAGTTGGTGAATTCTTATATTAAAAATATTAGTCAAGAGGAAGTTGATAGGTTGGAGTTTAAGAAGGTAGAAAATAAAAGATATATAAAAAAAGTATAATACAGGATTTACAAAATTTTTGATTAATAATTTTTTATAAAAATAGCTTGATAATGTATAATTAAATCATTATCAAGCTGTAATTTATTTCTTTTGGAAATTAAGAAGCTCTTTTTTTAGTTCTTCTTTTTTATCATTTATTGATATTGATAAGTTTATATATTTTTCAGATATTTGCTCTTGGCTTTTATTTGCTAAAAAACCTAGTTCATCAGAAATTGATAATAATAGCTTAATTATTTTTTCATTTTCATTTATATCATTTTTTAAAAACCATCTTTTGATTGCTTCATTAGTTAGACCCAATAGTGGTTCTTTATTAGCAAAGAAAGAGTTTATAGATAAGATTATATCTCTTTGCATATTAATTCTATTTTTAAATTCGTACATTATTGCTATCCTCTAAAAGGTTTAGAATTTTTTCATCCATATATCAATAGATTCTATGCTAGATATGGCAAGTTCTATTTCGTTTTTATTGGGTATACATCCTTCACCTCTAGTACATAATATTCTAGATCTTTCCAGAACTCTATACGACTCTAGTTCTATTGTTAATTTATTTTTCGTCAATTTTAATGCTGAATCTCGAGAGAAATTAGGGATGCTCTGTGAATATAGAGAATAGCATATTGCAAAATTTCTAATAGCAAGAAATATATTGGAGAGCTCAAATATTTCAGATTTATTTGTACGTTTTATCGTATTTACAGCATCATGAAAGATTGCATAAAATTTCAAACAATCTGTTAAGACATTGTTATATTTATTGGGGCAACCAAGATTTTTAATAAAGTTGCTATTATTATATGAATATACTAACTTTGATTCTAAAAATAGGTGCCAAGCAAATGGATTACCGATACTCCAAAGCTGTTTTATTCTATCGGGAGAGTAGATTGAGTATTTTTTACTATCTAATTTATCAGACGATTTATCAGTAATAAGTAAAAGATCTATATCAGAATGACAATCTATTTCACCTCTACAAACTGAACCAAAAATATAAATAAACATATTATCTTCTACCTAATCTTTTTATGAGTATTGACATAAATAACCCAAACATAATAAATCTAAAAACAGAAAGAAATGTTAAGTAGCTATCTGAGTATTCTATTTTACCAGTTATACCAAATAATAGTTTAGGAATTGTTTGAATGGCTTCAATGTAAGAATAAATACATGAATTAGATGTAATATAGATAGATGAGTGATAAAAACCTACGAGAAAAACAAATAATGATACTGTTCGAATTAATTTTATAATAGATTCACCATTTCCCCAGATGAAATCTAATAACTTAAAGTTAAACCATTTAAAAAACATTTTTAATCGTTCAATGCCATTATACTTTGTTCGATAGTATTTATCTTTTGATTTCCAAGAATTTTTTAAATGTTGTTCAGTAGCTTCGAGCTCAATATTAATAGCTTTGTTAGCTGATTCTGTATCACCAAGTTGTTGATAATTGAGTCTTAAGGTTCTTGCGAAGGCTAATAGTAGATTTAGTTCGCTGGGACAGTTTCTGGTAAAAATATCATTGTCCACATTTGTTTTTTCAAATACGCTATATTTAAAATCACAGCTAGAAAAACTAGAACCAGATAAATTGCAATTTATAAATCGGCAACCTATAAATTTACAATCATCAAAACTACATTTTCTTAGATAAGCAATATCGAAAGTTGAATAACTAAAATCAACATTCTTGAAATGTATTTCTTTAGCAACTAACCTTTCAAAAGTGATATTTGTATAGGTTTTGTTACTTATTGTTTTCACAGAGAATTTTTTGTCACTTATTTTGACTCTACCACTATCCACAAGTTCACAACTAGTATTTTGATTCTTTTTTTGAAATAAATTTTTTATCATATTGCGCATAATTTAAATTTAAGTGATTATATTTTTGAATATATTATGTTGTTTTTATGTTTTAAACAATACGATAATATTCGTTGCTTATTTATATGAAAAAAATAAAATCCTTTCATTGGTCTGAACACCCAATCCTAAACATTTGCTGTGTCAACTGAGAGTCAAGTATGGCACAGCATAGCTTTATCAAAATGTCTAACGATACTCTTGTACCGGCTAACCCTGTTACGAGAGATTTTCTGCATTCAAAAATCAAGTGTGGTGATGTGCTTTCAGCTAATTTTAAGAAAGCCCGTAACCCTCGATTCCATCGTAAATACTTCGCATTACTCAACTTAGGCTATGAATATTGGGAACCAGTTGGCGGTACCATTTCACCTGAAGAAAAAGAGCTTGTGCGTGGTTACATCACATTCCTTTCATATTACACGGATAATGCTGACGCGCTCTTATCAGCATCCGATATCTATCTAGAAGAAGTCGCACAAAAACGTGCGCAAAATATCTCAGCAACAAAATCATTTGATGCTTTTCGCTATTGGGTTGTAGAGCAAGCCGGTTATTACGACACGTTTGAAATGCCTGACGGTAGTTTACGTCGTGTCGCTAAATCAATCAGCTTTGCAAATATGGATGACCTAGCATTTAGCGAACTCTACAAAGCCACACTCGATGTGCTTTGGAATTTTATCCTTCGTAAGCAATTCCCCACTCAAAAAGCTGTAGAAAATGCAGTATCTCAATTATTAAGTTTCACATAGAGGCAAGACCAATGATCAAATCAAAGACCAAAGAAGAAAGACAGTGGCTATCAGATGTAGCAGAACTGGGTTGTATTTGTTGTCGCAATATGGGGCTTGGGGCAAGTAGAGCGGAAATACATCATGTTAGAACAGGGCAGGGAATGGCACAACGAGCAAGTCATACAGATGTTTTACCACTGTGTCCGCCACATCATAGGGCGTGTTATGAAACCGGCTTTCATGCATCACCTAAATCATGGCAAGAAATTCATGGTTCTGAAGCAGAATTGCTCGAGCAAACAAAAATTGAAGTAATGGAATTACGCGCTTGTCGCGTCTAGTGATATTGATAAATAAAGAAGTTGAGGTATAAGCATGATTTATCCAGAGACAAGTGGCAAGAGTGGTGAGTATTTAAGATTGCGCACATTAGAAAGTACATGGATCCGGGGGCGATTAAAAATGTGGGGTTGTTGGGCTGCATTTAGTAAATCACCGCAAGCCTCTGGTATTTTTCAGCGATTATTATCAGACCCACAAATCACAAAGAAAGCCCTCAAAGATGCTATGCGAAGAATGAAAAAATCAGGGCTATCAGAAGAAACCTTACAGCTTTTCTTGGAGGAATACCAAAATAAGAAAACACTTAGCAATATGTGGTTCTGTAGTGATATTGAAGGTGGAAAAATGGACAAGGTCATTTGTGCTGTTTTCGAAAAAGATCAAGGATTATTAGAAATACTGAAACAGTATTATGTATATAAAAAATCATATTTCGGCATAGCGTTAGAGCTACATGAAAAGCACCCTTCAATGTCACTATCGACTTATAGGAGACGAGTTAAAACATGGTTATCTATTGCTGAATTTATGCTCTATTGGCCTATGTGTGATGAGTTTGACAGAAAGCATCATTATTCATGAATAAATGATTGACTTTTTGAACAATGAAGTTATAGTTTTCGTATATGCTGCGTAGAGCTTTAAACGCAAAGCAGGAAACGAATTTAAGGCCTCGCTAATTGCGGGGCTTTTTTACATGGGATTTAGGATGGATTTAATAGGGTTGCAGGAATTATTTGAAAGACAGATAAAAAGAAAAGTGAAGTCTATTGACCTGAGCAGGGAGCGTGACTCTACTTTCAGATTCCTTGTAGAGCGTGAAACTATCTCTAAATATTCAGATCCGGGCACTCAATTACTTTGGGAGATTTATTATGCAGGCGCTAACGATGCTAAGAAAAAAATGAAAATAAATCTTCCTAACCTTAAAGAAAAGCCAGAAAATTTTTATGATGCCGGTTACAACGAGGGCATTAAAGATTGCAAAAAGCATTTAATTGCACTGCAATTCACTGTTGTAGATAAGTAAGTACTGATATACCTATAAAAGCCAGCCATAGAGCTGGTTTTTTTGTATCTAAAACAGATAAGGCTTGCTGTTTCCTTTGTTCAGAGTTACATGTGTGTTCACGACCAATAACTGACCAAAGGTATTAAAATATCATGTTAAAACATAGTGATATGACAGAAGAGGCAAGACTTGTTTTTGAAGTTGTTCCGCATACGAAAGAGGTAACTGTTGGCGAAGTTGCACAGTTTACTTATTTAACTGAGCCACGTTGTCAATTGATATTAACTCAGTTGGCGATGGCGGGGCTAATCAAAGAAAACATCAAAGAAAACACATTTCAAAATATCTAATACTGTGAAAATGGGCGACTGTAAAAGTGTTGGTAGCACCTTTACAGTCATTCACCCGTTCTGGTAGATCACGGACAAACTAAAGCCCACTGCTTATGTGCACAAAGCATAGTGAGCTTATCAAAAAAGGTTCTCCTGATCTATGAAAAATACTGTGAATTTAAACAGTGTGAATTTAGTCAATGATGACTCACTCAGCTATATAAAAACACTTCCCGATAATTGTATTGATTTAATCGCAACTGACCCGCCTTACTTTCAGGTGAAGTCTTGTAGTTGGGATAATCAGTGGGAAAACGTAACATCATATTTATATTGGCTTGATGAAATGCTTGCGGAATTTTGGCGAGTATTAAAGCCTAACGGTAGCCTTTATATCTTTTGCGGTTCGAAACTAGCGTCAGATACAGAATTACTCGTTCGTGAAAGATTTAATATTCTAAGTCACATTGTATGGGCTAAACCATCAGGACCTTGGCGCAGGGCATGTAAAGCTGATTTACGCAGTTTCTTTCCAAGCACTGAAAGAATTTTATTTGCTGAACATTATCAAAGTCCATACAAGGGCAAAAGTAGTGCTTATCTTCAGCAATGCAAAGCGCTTAAAGAAAATGTATTTAAGCCTTTAATTGAGTATTTTAAATCTGCACGTGAATCGTTAGGAATAACAGCAAAAGAAATAAAACAGGCAACAGGTAAACAAATGGCTTCACACTGGTTTAGTTACAGCCAATGGCAACTACCGAGTGAGTCTGACTACAAAAAACTGCAGGAGCTGTTTTATCGCGTAGCAAGTGAAAAATTAAGTAGTAATCCTTTAAATCGTGATCATACTGATTTGATAGAGGTTCAGGCTTCTCTTAGTCGAGAGTACCAGGAGCTTGCTGAACAATATCAATTATTGCGCCGTCCTTTTTCTGTCACCGTTGATGTTCCTTACACCGATGTGTGGACGTATCCACCTGTGCAATATTACGCAGGTAAACATCCTTGTGAAAAACCAGCTGAAATGATGGAACACATTATTCGCTCAAGCAGTCGCGAAGGTGATCTGGTTGCTGATTTCTTTATGGGATCAGGTGCAACACTAAAGTCCGCATTAAAGTTAAATCGTCGAGTTCTTGGAGTTGAACTTGAGAAAGAGCGATTTGAACAAACAAGAGAGGAAATAAATAACATGAAGTCATAAAGCGGATTGGCCGTATTTTACATGCTGATGTCATGATTCAGCCCCGAGTCTCCTAGTAAAGAGCCAGCTTTGCATCTGGTAAGGGTTAATAAGAAAAGAAGCACCGGTAACGAAGCATGAAAGCCAATCGTGCACTGGTTAGATCCCACAGGGAGCAGAGCCGAACTGGGGTTATAAACTCAAGGGCATGAGCGTGACCACTACGAGAGTGTGGTGAAATTTCATTTCCCATAACACAAACAACTCGGACACTCCGTAGGGGGTGTATATGCGCATGGACAAATTAACCAATGCTACCTACGGAACGGCTGGCTTAACTGCCTTTTTTGCAAGTCTCTCATTGTATGAATGGGGCTTTGTAATAGGGATGGGATTTAGCATGCTTCTTGGATTAGCAACTTATCTGATGACACGGCGAGAACAGCGAAAACGAACAGCATTATTTGCTGAATTGGTTCATCGAAATTGTTCTAGTGATCCGCGAGAAATCGAAAAAATAGTCGGTGAGATGCTGACTAAAGCTAAAAAGGACATCTAATGAACCTAAAACAAAAAGTGACAGCTGTTGCGAGTGCTGGCGCTGTAAGTATTGCACTAACAGTGATTGGCTATTTTGAGGGCGTGCGTTATGAACCTTACCGCGATGTTGCTGGAATTCTGACGGTTTGTTATGGCCATACTGGAAACGACATCATTCAAGGTAAGACCTATACACAACAAGAGTGTGATGAATTACTGCAGAAAGACTTTATCAGGACGCAACAGCAAGTTGATATCCTGGTTAAAGTACCAGTCGATGATAAAACAAAAGCTTCTCTATATTCCTTTGCTTTTAATGTCGGTACCACGGCTTTTGCACGCTCTACATTGCTTAAGAAATTAAATGTTGGTGATCAGAATGGCGCTTGTGAAGAAATGAAACGCTGGGTTTATGCTGGTGGAAAAGTATGGCGAGGGTTAGTCAGTCGTAGAGAGGCAGAGTCAGCATTATGCAATGGAAATCTTTAATCATCATTATCAGCTTTATCCTCGTATTACTCATCACGGTCGCTGGTGGCGTTTATCTCTCAATTGATAATTCATGTACTAAAGACCAAGTTAGTTTAGAAAAGCGCTGTCAGATTGCTCTCTCACATCATCGGTACTAATTATGAAATACTGGAAACTTTACATTGTCGTTGTGATAGTGGGGATTGTTGCTGGTGGTTGTGCGCTTATTAATGCACAAGCGAAAAGAATTAACACACTGACAGAAAACAACAAAGAATTGACTATCGCACTCGAAGAGCAGAGGGATATCAATATTGACTATCAAGCACGCATAGAGCGACTAAATCAACTTGATACAAGGCACACACAGGAGCTTGTTAATGCAAAGAATGAAATTAGTCGCTTGCGTGACATTAGCGAGCGTAATCCTGAGCGGGTGTACATCAAAGCCGAGTGTCCAAAAAGCGCTACCACTTCCACCGCCAGCATGGATGATGCAACCACCGCCCGACCTACTGACACCGCTATCCGAAATTATTGGTTACTCAGAGAGCGAATTGCAGAGTCAGAGCAAATGATTGATGGGTTACAGAATTATATACAGGTATTCTGTTCTTAATATTAAATATTTTATAAGCATTTAATCAAAATAATGATATAAAGGTTATTAATGTAAATTTTATTTTGAGGTTTAATATGCTTCGACTTTGTTTTTTTGATGAAGGTTTGTGTCATTTTTTTAATCATATAATAAATAATACTCTTTCTAAAATAACAAACAGGATTGATTTAAATTGGAATGAAGACTATATAACTCGTAGTATTTTGAATGATTTGACGAATGAATTTTCTGAAATAGAGTGGTCTAAAGACCTTTTTTATACAAAATGGAATGCTTTTAAGTTAAATGGAAGTAAAGAAAAAAATTATGGCGATATAGCTATTTTAGTTAAGTTGGAAAATGGAAAAGGTAATTATACAGAAGGGGTAGCTTTCTATGAAGCTAAAAGAGTTTTTCCAGATATAGATAAAAATAAAGGATTGTTATATAGGTATCGAAGCATAAAAAATGAGCAACTTGAAAGGCTTGAAAATGTTATTACTATGAGTGTCCTATTGTATGATATGGATCCTAAAATAGTAACAGCTATTCCAATTAAAACTTTCAATATGTTAGCAAATAGTAACAGAATGGTCATTAGTCCTAAAGAACATACTTTAGGACTAAATTTTGGAGATGCTTTATTTCTGAATTTAAAAGGAATAAAACTAGATTATTCTCATGATTCAGTACAGGCGATTAAAAATATTATCTCTGAACCTTACCCTGGTTTAAATACTATAGTTGCAGTTAGTGGCTCTAAAGATATTTCATTAAAACAAGCTTATTCTGATAGTGATGATATTGGAAAAGTTATAAATAAATTATATAGTCCTATTTCAAATGAAAAATTCCATGATTAAGTAGATTTCTATAAAATTATTAAGAGGCCTATATTTTGGATAGGCCTTTTCATAAGCTAAGGAGATAAACACATGGCAAAACCGGATTGGGGGATGCTACAACAACAGTTCCTCGCCGAACATGCTATAACAGGAATATCCCCTAAAGAGTGGTGCGAATCGCAAGGACTGAAATATTCAACAGCACGACGATATATCAAAATATCCAGTGCGCAGAATGCGCAAAAAACTGCGCACAAGAAATTGCGCACTGCGCAGAAAAAAGAAAGCGCAAAAGAGCCAATGCGCAATAGTGATATACCCACTGCGCAGAGTAATGAATCCAGTAATGTGCATGATGATGAAAACACCTTTAGTCTGCGCAATTACGGGCTTACTGAGTTACAGGCTAAATTCGTTAATGAATACCTTATTGACCTAAATAGGACTGCTGCATATAAGCGTGCTGGTGGTAAATGTGAAGGAAATACGGCATACGCAAGCGCAAGTCGGATGTATAGAAATGTTAAGGTTAATCGGGCAATCACTGACGCATTAGCAGAACGGGAACGCAGAACAGAGATAACCCAAGATGCTGTATTAAAAATGTGGTGGGATATCGCAACGGCAGACGTTAACGAACTGACTGAATACCGTCGATTATGTTGCCGTCATTGCTGGGGCTTTGGTTTCAATTACCAGTGGCGTGATTCAATAGAGTTTGAAGATGCCATTAAAAAAGCGCTTACAGCCAATAAACCTCCTCCACAAGATGTGGGCGGTTACGGTTACGATGAAACATTAGATCCAAATCCTGATTGCCCTCGTTGTAACGGTGCCGGTATTGGTCGTGCGTACTTTCATGATACGCGTGATTTAACAGGGCCAGCTCGTCGAGTATTTGCAGGAGTGAAAGAAGGTAAGTTTGGTGTCGAGGTTATCACTCGTAATCAAGATGAAGCGCTTAAGATGGTTGCACAGCATTTAGGTATGCTGAAGAACAAGACGGAATTAACGGGTGCCGATGGTGGGCCTATTCAAACAACAGGAATAGATTTAAGTCACCTAAGCTTCGAGCAACTTCTTCAATTGAGAAAAAAGGGCGAAAAGTAGTTCTATTTAACATAATGGTTCTAATGCGCCCCTTCACTTTTAAACTCAACTAAAAACACAACCAAAACCGCTAAAAGTAACAATCTTCTTTCTGTTTTAATGCCGTTTTATTGTTAATCAATTGTTATCAAAAACATGAAAATCATTTCGTGCCAATTACGGCATGAAAGGGTTATTTTTGTCACTTTAGGTATCTCTATGGATGTCAATTTCGACTTGTTTGATGAAGAGGTCAGGAGAGAGATAGCTAGGCGTAGTTTGCATGAATTTATTCAGTATATAAACCCTGAATACATTACAAGCCACTTTTCAGAAACGGTATGTAATGCGTTAGACCAGTTTTTGTTAGACATGATGGATGGTAAGCGCCCCAAGTTAATATTAGGGGCACCGCCACAGCATGGTAAGTCTGATATTGTTTCTCGTTACCTTCCAGCCTATTTCTTTGGTAAATACCCAAATATGCGTGTTGGTGCGCTGTCGTACTCATCAGATTTAGCCGGTGATATGAATACCGATGTTCAGCGCATTATGATGTCCGATGAATATCGCGTGCTATTTCCTAAAAGTTGGTTAGGCAATAAGCCTGAAAACGGCATTGCAGTTAAACGTAATTCTGACGAGTTCGGTATCGCTAATCACAAAGGCAGTTATGTGTGTGCGGGGGTAGGTGGCCCATTAACGGGTAAGAAAGTTGACCTCGGCATTATTGATGACCCGATAAAGAACTCGAAAGAGGCACTAAGCCCAACTGTTAAAAAATCAATTTGGAACTGGTACGTTTCGACCTTTAAGACCCGTTTATCAAAAAATAGCGGTGAAATTATCATGGCCACTCGATGGGCAACTGATGATTTGTCTGGTCAATTAAAAGAAAAAGCGCATGAAACCAAGGTGCTTGCATTCCCTGCGATTAATGAGAAAGGAGAAGCGTTGGTACCAGAGTTACACCCAATCGACAAACTCCTTGAGACAAAAGCAATCCTCGGTGATTACTTTTGGTCTGCCATGTACCAACAATCACCTAAGCCGGGTGATGGTCAAATCTTCCACGAAGAATTTGCTCAGTACTATCTACCGAAAGACCTACCTGAAAAATTCGATAAGGTTATCCATAGTTGGGATATGACCTTTAAAGACAATGACGGTACTGACTATGTGGTGGGGCAGGTATGGGGCAAGAAAGACGCAAACGCTTATCTACTGTATCAAATTAGAAAACGCATGAGCTTTACTGAAACCTTAAAATCGGTGAAATGGTTAGCTGAAAAATTCCCTGAAGGACGACGTAAGCTGGTGGAAGACAAAGCCAATGGCCCTGCTGTAATTGACTCTCTCAAATCAACCGTATCAGGGTTAATTCCCGTCGAGCCAGATGGTAGCAAGGTTGCTCGTGCTCATGCGTGTACTGCTGAGTGGGAGGCTAGAAATGTGTGGCTACCTCACAAAGATATTGCGCCGTGGATTGTGGAAACCGTAGAGGAAATTACTACATTCCCGTTTGCTGGCCATGACGACACAGTGGATGCCATGACGCAAGCATTACGCGATTTATATCAGAAGAAAAAAGGCAGTTTCTTCACAACTAAGAGGTAATTCTATGTGGTGGCCGTTTAAGAGGCGAAAAACAGAACCACTCGCACCGGTTAAACGGTCAGCATTCACAACTGACTTATATCCTGCGCTGGCGCGAGAACAGGGCTTTGATGGGATTAATTTACCCCAACCCACAATTGCAGGTGTTGCGATGGATAGCATTGATAGCTATGTGCCCTCATTTAAAGGTGAGCAGGTTTACGGTGTGCCAGAGTCACAGGCCTCATGGTATGCCTCACAAATGTTTATCGGCAACAATATGTGTGCGGTTATCTCTAAACACTGGCTGGTGGATAAAGCCTGTAATATGCCCGCGCGTGATGCGATACGTCAGGGTTACGATATTGATTGTGATAACGACGATGATCGTGCTATCAGTAAAAAGCTTCGCAAACGAGATAAAAAATACCGCATTACACATCAGCTTAAAGAGCTGGTTCACTTTGGGCGAGTATACGGCGGTCGTTTAGCGTTATTTGTTGTTGAGACATCAAACCCGAAAGAGTGGTATGAAAACCCGTTTAATATCGATGGTGTGACCAAAGGGATGTACAAGGGGATTAAACAGATTGATCCTCAATGGGTAACGGCTGATTTAACGGATGCCAATGTTCAAGATCCTGCTAGCATGGATTTCTACGAGCCAACCTATTATGTGATTGGTGGGCGTAAGTATCACAAGTCTCACTTTATTAAGTTTGTACCGTTTCCTGTGCCTAACGTGCTTAAGCCAATGTACAACTACTTTGGTGTTTCTGTTCCTGAGCGCATTTATGAGCGTGTCTATGCTTCAGAACGTACCGCCAATGAAGCGCCACAATTGGCAATGACTAAGCGTTTACTCACGATGGGGATCGCAGACCTTGAGTCGGCAGATAAGAGCATTATCAATGAAAACATGCTCTATTTTATGGAGATGCGCGATAACTACGGTGTGCAAATGACGGGCAGTGGTGACACTGTTCAACAGTTCGACACCTCATTAGCGGATTTAGACGCCACGATTATGACGCAATATCAGCTGGTGGCATCGGCTTCCAATGTACCGGCAACAAAGTTATTAGGTACTACACCGAAAGGCTTTAACTCAACGGGGGAATACGAAGAGGCTAATTACCGCGAAGAGCTTGAAAGTATCCAATCAAACGACCTTGAAGAACTATTGCAGCGCCATTACGACATGCTAATGCGTAGCGATGGTTTACCTGTGACAGAAATCTCTATCACATGGGCGCCACTTGATAGCCCGACGGCTGTTGAGAGTGCGGATATTGAACTGAAAGAAGCGCAGACCGATGTGGCATTAGCTTCGACTGGTGCGATAGATGGGTTGGATATCCGTAAAAAACTAGCGAGCAATAAAGCGTCCAGCTATTACGGCATTGAAGTGAACGAGGCAGATTATGTCGAGGCGAATACGAGTACGAACGAAGCGAGCGCAATGGGCAACCTCTCGTCAAGCAGTAATGAAGGGGAAACCTCTGCAGTATTCAGTCGCCCCAGCTAGTCGTTATCAAGGTGACATGTCACGACTCATTAATGCAATGATTAAAGACTATGAAAAAGTGTTTAGCGAATTAAATGACGACTTTGACGGTTTTACGATGGATGCCAGTTTTGCCAGTCAAACACGCATCTGGCTTAACCGGCTAAAACGCAAATGGGATAAGATTTTTAAACAAAAATCCACAGAGATTGCGGATAAATTTGTTTCCCAAGTCGATATAGGTGCAAAGCGTAATTTAGATGATTCTCTCAAACAGTTATCTGGGGGGATCACCATCAAAACCCCAGACATGCCCGAAGCCCTGAAAGATAAAATCATTGCCTCTACGGCTGAAAACGTATCGTTAATTAAATCCATTCCACTGCAATTTCATCAACGTATTGAAAGTGTTGCTTTACGCTCTATTAGCCAAAGTGGTGAGGGCGCAAAGACACTATTAGAGGAAATTCGGCATACAGGCAGTGTGACTGAAAAAAGGGCGAATTTTATCGCTGTTGATCAAACACGCAAAATCACGACAGCAGTGAATTATGAGCGCATGAAATCTGCCGGTATTCGTAAGGCGGTTTGGCATCATTCTGGTGGGAGTGCTGAGCCTCGTGAATGGCATATTAAATTGGACGGTGAAGTGTTTGATTTAGATAACCCACCGATTATTGATCCTAAAACGGGAGAACGAGGATTGCCCGGACAATTACCAAACTGTAAGTGCTTCTGGATACCCGTAATAGATTTCGGTGAGGAGACATGACAAAGCGACAATATGATTTAAACGGCTGGCTGGAAGTCAAAGATAACCCCATCTCTAAAGTTGGGGTTTTTGATTATTTAGGGTTTGAAATTGGCGCACCGATACCCGAAAAGATTTATAAGGTGTATCGCCCACAAGAAGAACTGGCCAGCACAGAGACAATTAACTCTTTCAAATTAATGCCCTTTGTTGATGAGCATGAAATGTTAGGGAAAGACGGCACACCCGCAGAGACAAAGGGGATACAAGGGGTCATCGGGGAACGGGTCTATTTTGAATATCCCTACCTCAGAGGCAATATCAAAATCCTGTCTAATTCAGCGCTTAACCAAATTGAAGGAGGAAAAATTGAATTATCTCCGGGTTATCGCTGTGTTTACGATTTCACACCAGGCGAATTTAACGGTGAACGTTATGACGCCATACAACGGCATATTAGAGCCAACCATCTTGCGTTAGTTGATGAAGGGCGCACTGGCGCTGATGTTGCTGTGCAAGACCATTCCGTTATTACCATAGACACAAAGGAACTTATTCGCATGAACGAAGAAGAAAACAAAGAGAAGCAAACCACTGATGAGGGTGCATTTACGCCCGAGCAATTGGAAGCGTTAAAAGCCATTATCAAGGAAGTCATCACCAGTACTCAACCTGCAACAGATAATGATCCAGAAGAAGAGAAAAAACCTTCAACTGATTCTGATCCTGACGAAGAGCAGAAAGCAGAAGAAGCAGTGGAAAAAGCCGAAATTGCCACAGAAGAGGCTAAATCTGGCGAACCTGAAGCAGTCGAGAAAGCCGAAGTCGCCATTGAAGAAGCTGTCGAAGCGATTGAAGAAGCCAAAGAGCATCTTGACCAAGCCACTACCGATGGACTTCATCGTCGTTTAAAACGCTTAAATCGTAGCATGACCGCCATGGACGAAATGGCATCGCTAAAACGTAAAATTAAGCGATTAGAAAAAGCCAAACCCGCAATGGATACGGGGGAGTTACTCAAACAAATCGGTGCTCGTGATTCGTTAGCGCATAAATTAACGCCATTTATTGGTGTGTTTGACCACTCAGCCATGACTCAACAACAAGTTGCAGAGTACGGTGTTGAAAAACTGGGTATTCAATGCAGTAAAGGTACAGAAGCCATTGCTCTTGATGCTTGGATGCAAGGGCGTGTGCCTGATTCTCAAAAGACCAGCTCAACAATGGACTCTGCAGTGAGCAATAAATCAATTATGGATAAATGGGGAGCTAAATAATGGCAATTCCTAAATCAGTAGCAAACGGCTTAATTTCTGGTGTTGTCGGTGAAATTAGTCATGCAGGTCCTATTCGCGCTGTTTCCGCCATTCTCAGTTCAGCAGATGAAAAGCTGAATATTTTCGGTCGCGCCTATACCTACAAAGATGATTCTGTGGAATCTGTTCAAGTTGGGGGAAAAGGGGCATTTGCGGGGATCATGATTAACCCTAAAGCCTATCGTATCGAAGAAGTATTCGCTCGTAACGGCACGCAAGGTGAATTCCTGACAATGGGGGAGGTTTTTGTTGAACTAAAAGAAGTGGCAGGAAAAATCAACGCACCGGTTGTTTTTGATGAAGCAGACGGTTCGCTATCTTCGAAAGCCACCATTAGTGCCGGTGATCGTGTTATTGGTTTTATCAGCCGACACCTTGAGTCAACAGAAAGTGCTCACTTGGGCATTATTCGTTTAACAGAAATCCCATATCCAGCATCTCCAAAGGAAGGTGAATAATGCCAGTCAGTAAAATTAAGTTTCACATGTCTGGTCGTGATGTCAAAAAACATGGCCAACTAAATATTAACCCTGATCAGAAATGGACATACGGGGAATTAGCGCAAATCGGCTTTGGTGGTTTTTCTGCGATGGACTCCGCGATCAGCGGTGGTGCAATGCAGGGAGGCTTAATTCAACGCGAAATGTTGCAACATGTTTTACCGGGTGTCATTCGTACCGCAACGCGTGTGCGTGTGTTAGATGAAATCACGGGTATCGTCAATGCGGGCGAATGGCATGATGAAGAGATCATTCTGAATGTGGCGACACCAACCGGTAAAGCCGAACTTTATGGTGATCATACCAATGTGCCATTAGCGTCTTATGCGCAAGACCAAGAGTGCCGTGGTCTTGTTCGTTTCGAATTAGGTTTCCAAGTGGGGAAATTAGAAGAAGCGCGCCAATCGTCTGCAGGCTTTGTTGCGATGGAAGAAAAGCGCAATTCAGTGACTGAATCATTAGAGCAAGGGCGTGAGCGAGTGGGTTACTACGGGTTTAATAGCCCTGAAACACGCGTCTTTGGTTTGATGAATGAGCCTAACTTACCCGCCTATGAAACCGCAAAAGGCAAATGGAAAGGGGGAACCTTTGCGGATATTACTGCCGATATTACTGATATGTTCTCGCGTATTGAAACGAGCTCTGGCGGTATTATCAAAGATGATACGCCAATTACCTTAACATTACCGTTGGGCTTTCGTTCTGCTCTGAATGTGGCTAATCCTGTCGCACGCGGTGAAACAGTCAAACAATGGATAAATGAAAACTATCCTAATATGCGTCTGGTTTTCTCTCCTGAATTTGTTGGCGCAAACGGTGGGGCTGATGTGGCCTATATGTTCGCAGATAGTATTGATGATGGTTCAACGGCAACCAGTGCCGTGATCCTTCAAGTTGTGCCTGTGAAATACCAGTTATTAGGTTCACTTAACCAAATTAAAGGGTATATGGAAGATGCAACCAATGCGACTGCAGGTGTATTTGTGACCCGTCCGTGGGCGGTAACACGCTTAACCGGCATTTAATCTTACCACTTCTCTTTTTGCGCCCTCATTTGAGGGCTTTTTTATATCTAAACAACAGGAGAGTACTCCATGCCTCTTTACGCATATTGCACCTTATCAAATGACCAGAACTATACCGTGAAAGACGGGAAAGTGTTTATTGCCGGTCAAGCGAACGTGATGACCAAACACATGTACACACCACGTGGTCGTGTGACGGAAATTTCTGACGAGCAATACAAACAGCTCAAAGAAAATCACGTTTTCAATCTTCATTGTGACAATGGGTATATTACCGTTGAAGAACGCAAAGAAGATCCCGAAAAAGTTGCTACCAATATGGAAGCGAGCGACCAATCAGCTCCTGACACACCAGAATCGTTAGAAGCTGAAAAGTTAGACGTTCCTAAAACCAACAAAAAAGGTAAGTGATCATGGAGACGAGCACATTTCCTTTAACGTCATTCCGTGTGCTCTATCCGCAGTTTAACGGTGTGGGTGATGATGAAATAGATATCATTGCTCAATCTGCGTTGAACTATTTCTCTGCCTGTAAGGGTGTTTGCACTAACGAGCTGTGGATGCTCGTTGTTGCACACATGCTAACACTTAGAAAAATGATTGCTGATGATGAATCGCCTACCGGTGTGGTGACGAGTGTGACTATCGATAAAGTGAGCGTGTCATTTACGGCACCGCCTGCCGGTTCGGATTGGTCGCACTGGTTTAAAATGACCACCTTTGGCCAGCAGTTTCTTGCACTGATCAAACGTTGTAGCGTCCCTCAATATTTGGGTGGTGGTGGCGAACGTTCAGCATTTCGTGGTGTAGGTGGGCGATTTACGCGAGGAGGGCGATTACGTTAATGACTAAATTAGCGCAATTAAAAGCGGTTTACGATGAATTGGCTAAAAAGCGATTAAGTGTTGGTTTTTTTGAACACGCAAAATATCCCGATGGAACACCTATTGCTTATGTTGCAGCTATTCAAGAGTTGGGCTATCCGGCTGGTGGCATTCCTCCTCGCCCATTTTTACGTCCGACCATGAATGACAAAAAGCAGGATTATAGTCAGTTAATTTTTCGTGCTGTGAAAGCCTCTATTAAGGGGAACATCACGCTGGATAATGGGCTGACACAAATTGGTGCGACGGTAGCGGGAGATGTGAAATTGGCAATTAAAGCAGTCACCACCCCAGCGCTGGAAGAGTCAACGGTCAAAGCAAGAGCACGTCGCCATAGCAAAGGTAAAGCCACGGATAAGCCGTTAGTTGATACCGGCCAAATGCTTCAAGCCGTGTCATTTGTCGTGGAGGATAAATAATGTTTGGTAACTTAAATCGTATTGCTTCACGTTATATTCCCCAGCAAAAGGTGCTCTGGTTTCGATTTAAAGAACGGGCACCCGATGAACGAGGGAATGACCAAAATTATTATTATGATCCGATAGAAGTTCGTGGCAGTTGGCAAGCGGTCGATACCCAAGATGTTCAATCCATGGGATTAGATACGAGCCAAGTGTACCGACGCTTATATACCTCTCATGATATTAAAGCGGTGCAACGAGGAACATCTCCTGATTTCCTTGTATTCAATGGTCGAAAATATGATGTGGTGGGTGATGCAGACTGGTACGAACAAGACGGTTGGAAATCGGTGATCTGTATCGAGGCGGGTACTTATGACGGATTATGAAGTTGATGTCGCCATTCGAAAACAGCTCTTGTTGCAGTTAAAAGTGGTCGGTATTGATATCTCCGTTAAAGCTGGTTTTCAATCTACTAAGCAAGGCCGTGAAGATAATATGGTGATGTTCTTTCCCATTAATGAAAACGGCTACGGCTGGCAAGGGCGTAAATATAACGTTCAAGGCAATAAAGCCAATCACCAAGAAAACCAGTTATCCGAAAAAACGTACCAAGTTCAGGCTTTCGTTACCCAGTTGGGCCATTATTCAGCGAGTGATATTACCGCTATTGTCAGAATGATCGCCAATTCATTGCCCTTTGTTGAAGCTCTCCGCAAACAAGGCATTGGCGTTCAGCGGGCAAGCGGTATTCGAACACCTTATTTTCTGAATGACCAGGGCAACTACGAACAAAACCCCTCATTTGATTTCAATGTGACATTTAATCGCACACTTCATCCTGATACAGACGCCGTGAGTGCGTTGTATCCTGATATTTATCGTATTTAAGGAACGTTATGTCTATCAAACAAACTCGCTATGTCGATATCGCGAGTGCGGTGATTGGCGCGTCTGCTGTACCGATGCGTAAGCTCACGGCTCGTGTTTTTTCAACAAACCCTAAAATTCCTGCTGGTAAAGTGCTTGAGTTTGCCAGTGGCCAAGTGGATGACTTATTGGGTACTGACTCCCCCGAGGCGCATTTTGCGCGTCAGTATTTCAGCTATGTCAGTCCAGCACCGGCAAGTAAGCCGAAAGAACTGCAAATTGCCTCTTATGAGCCTGTTGGTCGAGCGCCTACCTTGTTTGGCGAAAAGACAGGCGATTTAGCTGATTTAAAATTGATTAATGAGGGTGAACTCAATATCACTATCGGCAAGGTGACTAAAACAATCACTGGGATTGATCTCTCTGAAAGTACGTCATACGCGGATGTTGCAACAGCTGTGCAAGCGAAATTAAATGCAGAAAGCGAGCCTCAATTTGCTAGTGCTTACGTCACATTTAATTCACTGGATAGTGCCTTTGTCATTAGCGGTGGTGTACAAGAGCGTGCAGATATTAGTGTGCGTCAATCGGTACTTGCTGATGCAATGAATATTAGCCACGGTACATCATCAGCCGGTAATCCAGCGCAAACCCCGTTACAAGCCTTTATTGCTTCTGAGGCTGTTTCTGACTCTTTTGGTAGTGCAACGTTTTTAACGGAACTCTCATTAGAGCATGCCGTAGAGCTGGCGCAGTACGTGGCAGGCGAAAACGTGAAGTATCAATTGCACTTGTCTGTGACCAATCAAAATGCAGAAGATTTTAGCGGGGCGTTGGTGGGTACAGCTTCAACGGGCTTAAACCTAAAAACAGCAGATAACTTCTTTGTTCAAGCGTTACCTATGGCCATTATGTCCGCCACGGATTATGACCGCACCAATGCGACAACAAACTATATGTATCGTCAATTTGGTGTCACGTTCCCATCGCAAATCACGACCGATATCGATGCGGATCGCTTAGATAAACTACGGGTGAACTATTACGGAGAAACGGCGGTATCGGGTTCACATATCAGTTTCTATCAACGTGGCTTCTTATGTGGTGGGGTTGCTAACCCATTAGATATGAGTGTCCATGCTAATGAGCAATGGTTAAAAGCCTACATCGCGCAACAGTGGTTTAGTTTACTTATGGCCACACGCGGAGTACCCGCCAATAAAGACGGTGAAGCACGGGCGATGATGGTGATTGCAGGGGCGGTGACCAAGGCGATTAATAACGGCACGATCCTAGCGGGAAAAACCTTAACCGATGTGCAAAAAATTGCAGTGACAGACGCTTCTGGTGATGATTTAGCGTGGCACGATGTACAAAACAAAGGCTATTGGTACAACGCTCAGATTGTCGAAAACACAGGTCCATCTGATTTACCCGAGTACGTGATGAAATACGTATTGATTTACGGTAAGGGCGACTGGGTTCGTAAAGTCGAAGGCTCTCACAACTTAGTGTAAGGAACACAATATGCATGATGTATCAGCAACTGGCTTGAGTATTGTTATTCAGGCTCATAAAACCTTTCCCGCCGGTATTCAAATTACCGCCTTCGCAGATGATGCCGATCCGTTAGATTTGCCTGCCGTGGACATTGCGCAAACAGGAATGGATATCAACGGTAATTTGGTGACATGGTCAACACCAACACCTCAAACGGTCACCATTAACGTGTTAGCCGGTAGTGAAGAAGATGAAAACCTCGCTATCTTACTGGAATCGAACACTGCACGACGTGGACAACGGCATGCAGGGGATATTATCACCATGGTCGCTTCGTATGGTGATGGTTCAACAACCACGGCACGCAACGGGAAAATTACCAATGGTAGTCGTGGTAGCTCTGTTGCCAGTGCAGGACGACACAAATCCAAAGCGTATACCTTCGTATTTCAAGACTTCGATCGCACTCGCGCACGTTAATTCTAGGCGGTTATTCCGCCTTTTTTTATGGATATTAATCATGTTAATTAAACCGAAAGAAATTACGATCACCGATGCTGATCGTGAAGAGCACACTTTTATTATTAGCCGATTACCGGCAACGATTGGACGTGAAATTCTGGCAAAATACCCTTTATCCAATGCACCTAAAATTGGCGACTATGAAGTCAGCAAAGAAGCCATGTTAAAGATGATGGCGTATGTTGCAGTGGAAAAAGAGGGACAAGAGATTTATCTGAAGACCAGCACATTAATTGATAATCATGTGCCCGATGGTGAAGCCCTTATTCGTCTAGAACTGGAAATGTTGAAGTATAACACCAGTTTTTTCGGCAAAGACGGGAGCCAAGGTTTCCTCCAATTCCTGCTCAACAAAATCACCGGTTCACTCCCGTCGATTATAAAAACGCTGATGGCTTCTTTGCCGTCATCATCTCAGCCGGTTTCGCCACGCTCACCGAACTCAAAACGTCAATAGATTTAGAAGAGGCGTTTGATTTGTGGGAGATCGCCATTACCAATCGTTATAACGAAGCGCTGGCTTCATCATAAAGCTAATAGTGGTATATTTATATCTAAATATGATATGGTTTAATAAATGATTAACATTACTAATGGTTAGTATTTATGAAAAAATTTCTGATTATCGCTCTGTCTGCAATGCTTTTATCTGGTTGCAAAGTAGATATGAGTACTAAAATTAATACTGATGATTTACTCTCAGATCAGCATAAATTAATTAGTGGAAATTTATCTATTGAAGTTCCTTCTTGCAATGATTTTGAGGACTCAAGAAAAGATTCCCAAATGCTGGTGGATTTAAAGGAAAAAATACCAACAGTATTTAGAAATGCTGAATTTAAAGAATGTTATAAGCAAAAATTTAATTCATTTGCCAACTTCGAAATCCCTATTGGAATAGGTTCATTTAGAGGGGAATATAAATCTGTCGATACTGATATTTATATAGTCTCAACAGACGATGTATATGTCGGAGCTATTATGGGTAAGGATGTTATATCACGAATGAATTCTTTGAAAAAAGAAATGCCCACAGATTTAAATATCGAACTGACATTAAATATAGAAAAAGGTAAACAGCCGATTCCTAATGTTGCATTATTAGGCTCTTATATGACGGGTGTTGAGAGTAAAAATTCACCAATCCTAATAAGTAAGATTGCCATAGAGTCTAAGAGTATTAAGGTTAAATTGTCAGATGTGTCTAATTCTTTATTAACATCAGGTAAAGTTACACCAGTCCTAGTGAGTAGTGGTTTCTTAAAGATGATACTCGCTAATCTTGAAAAATAGAATAATTAGTATTGATAACAAGCCCCTCATTGAGGGGCTTTTTTTATGGTGATTTTATGGCTTTATTAGATACATTTGTTCATGTTTTTCAGTTCGATACCCAGCAGGCTGATAGTGCATTTGACCGAGTACAGCGTTCAACGGATGACATTATTGACGGGATGAAAAGAGCGCAACAATCGGCAACGATGGGCGCTGATGGGTTTACTCAATTTATTCAAAATCTATCCGCACAATTGACAGAGTTATCATCAAACTCAGTCGATATTCATGTTAATAGTGACACATACGGAGTTGCCGATAACCTGATTGCGGAGATAGATCGCATTAAAGAAAGTGCGACGGACAATTCGCAATCGGTGAATGACTTTATTCAAAGCGTGATTGCCAGTATTGAACAGTTATCAGCTGGGGAGGCGATAAATATTGAGGTTGAGGCAGGTGATACACAAGAAAAAATAGCCTCAGTCACCGCTAAAATTGATGAACTAAAGTCATCAATGAACTTGCTTGATATCCAACGTAGCGAACTGTCACAAGGCATTAATGAAAGCCGTGTTTCATCTGAAACGCTCAATGCCCAATATCAACAGATGCAAGATGAGTTATCCCTTCTCAATAATGAATTGGTGTCGCTCACTGATGCAGAGAAAAAGAACCGTGAAGGTAAAGAGGTCATTGATGCCATTGTTACCGCATTAAATGCCGATTATACGCAATTTATTGAAACGATGCGGACAAAAGGTATAAAGACAGCGATTGATGAAGCTAAAGCCCAAGAGCATCTACAAAAAGAACTTTCAGAAACCGGCTCTAAATATCAAGAAGCCGGAAGTTCTGTTGCAGGATTTGCGACAAAAGCACTTGGCGCTGTCGGTATTGTGATGAGTATTGGCACTATTTTTGCCGAATCTGTTTCTCGTTCTCAAGAAATTGAAACGCTGGACAAGCTGGGTAAACAAATCGGCGTTGCGACTGCAGACGTTGATGCGTTTTCTGGTTCGATCGCTGAGTTAGGTGGTTCTAGAGAGTCTGCACAAGCCGATTTATCCGCAATGGCGAAATCGTTCGGTAATACGAAAGACTCAATGGAAAAGGTACTTCAAACCGCGGATAAAGTTCAAGGCATGAGCTTTGATAAAGCGAAGAAAACACTGGAAGGCATGGGGGTATCGGACGAAAAAACCATTGAATTAATGATGAAAGGGCGTAAAGAATTAGAGCGCACAATGGGTATTCAAAAAGAGTATTCAGGCATTAGCAAGGAGAGTATTGAAAGCTCAATTAAATTTAATAGTGCTATGGCAAAATTTCAACAATCATCAGGGTTGTTGAAGAATAGTTTTTTAGAAATGGTGATCCCCGCTTTATCTAAAGGATTAGAGTGGTTAACAAAATTAATTTCTTTTTGTAAGGAAAACAAGCACCTTGTTGTCGGTTTTTTTACTGCTATATCCACAATTTTGTTAGGCAAATACATCTATGCCATGAAGTTGGCCAGTATTAGTACATGGGCAACATTCTTACCTATTATCGCCATTATTGCCGTTATTGCGCTTTTAGCCGCCGCCTTCGCGCTCGTATATGACGACATCATGAACTTCATTGAAGGGAATGATTCGATGATTGGGCGAATTTTTGAAAAATACCCAATGGTGAAGACGGTCATTCTCGCATTATGGGAAGCATGGAAAGCTTATTTTGAATATCTAAAAGCGGTCGTGAAAGTTGTGACAGATATTGTTGTCGCCGGTTGGGATCTAATGGCATCAGGCTTAAAAGCTTATGTTAAGTATTTGCTGAGTTGTATTTCAGTCATTGCGGGTTGGGGTAAATCCTTTGCAGGTGTATTTAATACAGTCAGTGATGCCGTTGTGAGTGCGTTTGAATGGATGTGGGAGCAAGTCGAAAAAATTATTGGTTGGGTAAATACAGGACTTAATGCGGTTAAAAATGGTTGGAAATCCGCCAAAGAGTTTTTCGGGTTCGGTGACGATGAAGAAATCACTGTCAATCAAAACGTAGAGCGGAACGTCAATGATAATGGTGAGATTGAATATGCCATACCTCAAGAAGAAAGCAAAGCAGTACAACAGCCATCGGTTAGACACTCTATTGCTCAAGCCAATGCACAGTTAGATGCGATTGCCAACAATGCAATGAACCCTATCACTAGCCAAGCTATTAGCAATCAATCCAATGTGAAGAATGAAAGTAACGTAAGTATTGGAGAAATTAAGGTTGAAACTCAAGCCACAGATGCGCAGGGTATGGCATCGGGCGTAAAGGATGCATTGCAAGATCAACTCGCCGATTTTAATCAGCAAAACTCAACGGGGGTAGCAAAATGATCACAGAGGTCAAAATTTTTGATTTAGCGTCGTTTTCTACACTGTTTGATAGTGTGAGTCCGATTCAAATTAATGTGAGAGATGAGCATAAGGCAACACAATTTCAAGTTGAAAGTGGTGAAACTCGCAGTGATCATGTGATCATTAACCCCGTTGAAATTGGTATAGATTTGCTATTAACAGGGGAGATGAAAAACATCTTCTCATCGATGCAACAAGCTTTTGATGAACACAAACTTGTTGGTATTCAAACCCGAGTAAAAACCTATCAACCAATGTTATTAACGGGTTTTAATCATGATGAAATACCCGACATGATAGATGCGATAAAACTGTCGCTACGGTTTGTTGAGTGGCGCACCGTTGAGCCTGAATACGGAGATTTACCGCCTCGAGCCACTCAAAAGCCAACGCAGTCATCAACGGTAAATCGGGGAAATGTGCAAACGAAAGACGCCGATACTGAGACTAAGAAAAAAGGTTCGGTCGCAACACGTATCGCAGATGGGGATTGGAGCTTCTAATGAAAGTCATACCCTTAAAAGCTATTCCAAACCAACGCTTATCCGTCAATTTGGAAGGTGTTAATTGGACGTTGACAATAAAAGCCGGTCGCCATGCGATGTATCTCGATATTGAACGAGAAAGTGAGGTTATTGCCGTCGGCATGCGTGCGGTGGCAAACACACCTATCATTCCTTATCGCTACCTGACTGATGGTACAAATTTAGCGTTTATAACAGAAAATGATGATCTGCCCTGGTATGAATCATTTGATAGAACCCAATCATTAATTATTTGGAGTGATGATGGACTTACGACGAATACGGGTGGGGATTGAAGTTGCAGGACGACTGCAGTGGTATGAAGGATTGCGGATTAAAGCTAACGGCACCAAGTACGCAAACCCTTTACAAAATGAATGCACAGTTAGCATTGATGGATTGAACGCCCACACTCGAGATTATCTTCTCACTGAAACTAGCCCTTATCATAAAAGCAAACAAACTCGCCGTCTTTACCTTGAAGTAGGACGCGTCAATACCGGATTATTTCGTATCTTTACCGGTGATATTGTCAGTGCAGAAATTGCCTCACCTCCTGATGTTACGTTAACCATTAAAGCCAAAACTAATAATGCCAGTTCAGGTGATATCGTTTCTTCCAGTGGTGGCGCCATGCAGAAGATGAGCGAGATCGCTTCATCGGTGGCGAAGGATTGCAAGGTTAGATTGGACTTTCAAGCCACCGATAAAAATATTGCTAATTGGTATTTTTGCGGTTCAGCATTACAGCAAGTACAACGATTGCAGGAAGCGGGAAACGTTAAAGCCTTTATTGATGATGATACGTTGTTTGTCAAAGATGATAACCAAGCCTTAAAAGGGCGCTTGCGCATTCTTAGCATGAAATCAGGCATGGTAGGTATACCCAAAGCCACCGAAAAAGGGTTATCCGTTACCTACTTAATTGATGGCGCCTCAGAACTAGGAGGGATGCTACGACTTGAGAGTAAATTCAATTCTGCACTTAATGGCGACTATATCATTGAACAACTGAAATTTGATGTTGCGTCACATGATGATCCTTTCTTTTATCAGGCTACCTGTAAACGAGCATAACCATGAATAAACCCAATACTGATATTGCCAGTGATGGTTCGCTGGCAGGTGCGCTCTCGTCTGCATTTCGTAACTTGATGATGAATACAGAGGACATGCTCCCTGCAACAGTGGTCAGTTATGACGATAAAACCAATCGTGCGGTTATCAAACCACTGGTGATGATGGTAACAACGGAAGGGGGAACGGTCGGGCGTGCACCATTGGCCAACATTCCCGTTTTTAGATTTGGCGGAGGTGGTTTCTTTATTCGCGCACCGATTAAACCGGGTGATTTTGGTTGGATAAAAGCCAACGACAGAGACATTAGCCTGATATTTCAGCGAGGAGGATTGGAGGATCAACCTAATACCGCACGCCTCCATTCATTTAGTGACGCAATGTTTTTCCCTGACACCATCAAAGGATGGGCGATTGATGGAAAGAACATTGATGCCTTGGTTATTCAATCAATGGATGGTTCAGTTTGTTTCTCTCTGCATAACGATAAAGTTGTGTTGGAAACCCCTAAGTATGAAGTCAAAGCTCCTGAAACCATATTTACTGGCAATGTCACTGTGAATGGCAATTACGCGGTAAATGGTAATAGTGATTCGCAAGGGGGAACCATGCGACATAACGGAAAAGATATCGGTTCTACGCATCAACACAGTGGTGTTGAAACCGGTCATGGAAATACAGGAGCGCCTCTATGAGAACATTTTCAATCGATAAAAATAATGATCTCTTTATCGGCCCTGATGGAAACCTCCAATTCAGCGAAAAAGACGATGCGGTTAAAAACCTTTGTCAGCATTTTGCTAAAGCGGTTCGTGGTGAAATGTTACATAAAAAAGATAAAGGCATTCCGTTCTGGCCAACAACCTTTGGTCGCCAAGCTGATATCCCGATGTTTGAAACGGCGTTTAGAAAACGTATGAGCGAAATTGAAGAGGTGGTTGAAGTGACCCATTTTAGCGCCACAGTGGAAAAAGGTGAATTGAAGTATCAAGCAACCATTCGCACGATATACGGAGGGTTTACACTGAATGGCTGATTATCGTTATATCAATAATAAAGGCGTTATTCTTCCCGACACGGCCACAATACGTGATGAAGTCGAAAGCGAGTTTCGTGCGGTGTTTGGTCAATCGATTAACCTTGCCCCTGAAACACCACAAGGGGCATTAGCGACGATGGAAGTTGAAAACCGTGATGCAATGGTGAGAAACAATGCCGAGTTAGCAAATCAAATCAATCCCGATATTGCGGGTGGTGTTTTTCTTGATGCAATATGGGCGCTAATGGGGGGGCAACGCATTAATGCCACTCACTCTTATCTTTCCAGCGTTGAATTTAGTGGTGTCCCCGGCACCATTATTCCTAAAGGCTCATTAGCGTCTAGTGTTGCCGGTGCCATGTTCGAAACAGTTTCACCCTTGATTATTGATAATACTGGAAAAGCAACAGGAGATATGAGGGCGGTTGAATATGGTCCTGTTGAATGCGGTGCTGGTCAACTTAATTCTGTGGCTAGCTCAGTATTAGGTTGGGAGAAAGTCAATAATCCCACTCATGCAGTTGTTGGCCGTTATGCTGAATCTGATATCAAAGCAAGGCGACGACGTAAGCAAACTTTGGCTAAAAATACCGTCAGTGTTGCAGAAGCGATCACCTCTTCACTGTATGAATTAGAGGGCGTTAATTCACTGTCTTTTCGAGAGAACTACACCGATGCGGTGCTCACTATTGATGGAATTTCTCTATTGCCTCACAGCATTTACGTTTGTGTTGAAGGGGGCGATAGTAACGAAATTGCTAAATCATTGCTGAGAACCAAAACTATTGGTTCGGCGTTTAATGGCGAGATTGAAATCGGTGTTGTAGAGCCAGTGAGTGGACAAGAATATAAAGTGAAATTTTCACGCCCTAAAGAGATCACCGTTTTTTGTCGAGTGACAGTTAAAAAATCAGCCGTTGATGCGCAAACTATTATCCCCAGTGCCATAGAACAATGGACGCGTGGAGAGTTGGACGGCGATAACGGTTTGATTGTTGGACGTGAAGTATCGCCTTTTGAGATAGCGTCTGCAGTGAATACTGTTGAACCTCGTCTGTTCGTGACTAAAGTTGAATTGTCACTGGATGGGAAAGTGTGGAATGTTGCATTAATTCCGATTGCCATTAATCAAATCGCACGCTTGCAACGGGGTGCTGTGCAAGTGGTGATTGTATGAACGTTCAACAATTTGAGTTTCATTCAGACCTATTAAAAGCGATCCTCTGGCAGTATGAAGATGCAGAGAATTTAAAGAAACTCGCCAGTTTTAAGGCCTCTCATTTTGAAAAGTCGATGGTGTCATTTTGGCAAAACTGGTACCGAGATGTGTTTAATATCGATACGGCGAATGACTTTGGGTTGTCGATTTGGTCACGCATTCTGGATGTACCCTTAGGTATTGATATTCCACCGAGCGATAAAAATAAAATTGGGTTTGGTTTTGGCAAAAAGAAAGCCAATTTTAAATCTAACTTCCGACGTAATGCGGATTACACCTTGTCACTGACTGTTGATCAAAAACGCATGTTAGTACGAATGCGCTATTTTAATCTGACACAAAGTCCTACGGTCACCAATATTAATGAATTTTTAAAACGTTTCTTTTGGCGTGATGACAGCAAAGTTTTTGTCCTTGATCCGCTAGACATGACTTATATGTATTACGTCTTTAACTTTAACCCTGACGAACGTCTACGGGTTCTTCTCGAAAACTTCGACTTAATGCCACGCCCTTCAGGCGTTGGCGTCAAATATCGCATTGTGACCAAAAAAGCCTTTGGTGTTGGTCAGCATCGTAAAAACTTCTTAGGCAGTAACTTCGGAGCATAATTCCTATGACAACTATTTTTAAAACCCCCTTTGCAACACAAGGGGATAAGGCTTCTATACCCGTAGAAATCCAACCAGACGGCTCAGTATCTTATACACAAGGTTATGGTTACGACTATGAGCGTGACCAAGTCACAGATCCTGCTGCGAAAGATATTGAACGTGAAAAAATGAACGGGATATTTCACGATATCACGGAAGCGATTGGCGAAATTCAATCTTTTGGTTTTCCCAAATGGGCTGAAGCCGGTAAGCCGTATGCGATACGCGCTATTGTGTACCATAAAAATAAAGTCTGGCAGTCTAAAGTTGAGAATAACAATATTGAGCCGGTTGCCGGTAATGCATGGGCAGAGTTAAAAGCGGATGCCACAGCAAGTGATGTGGGTGCATATTCAAAAGGGGAATCCGATAAACGCTTTCAACCATTAGGTAATTACACACCATCCGGTTATAGCTACTCAAAGGCAGAAACCGACACCAAATATCAGCCAAAGGGTAATTATGCCCCAGCAGGGAACTACGCAAACAAAGGGGATAGTTACACTAAAACGGAAAGTGACGGCAGATATCAAGCGAAAGGGAGTTACCAGCCATCAGGTGATTATGCGACTAACTCAGCGCTCAATAGTGGACTGAATAATAAATTTGATAAAGGTAATGTAGCTCAAAGTACGGGAACGTCAACGGTTCATGTGATGAGCCAAAAAGCTTCTACAGATGCTTTTCAACCTAAGGGAAATTATCAGCCTAAAGGTAATTATGCGTTAGTGGGTGCTTCATATACGAAGACTGAGTCGGATGGCCGATATCAAGCTAAAGGAAGTTATGCAACAGCTGGAAGTAGCTACACAAAAGCAGAAAGTGACGGACGTTATCAAGGTAAGGGAAATTACCAACCAGCGGGCAATTATGCGCTAGTAGGCGCATCATATACTAAGGCAGAGTCTGACGGTAAATACCAACCCAAAGGCAGTTATCAAGCTTCTGGTTACAGCTATTCAAAATCAGAATCAGATGGTAAGTATCAGCCTAAAGGGAATTATGCAACTGCGGGGAGTAGTTATACAAAAGCGGAAAGTGATGGGCGCTATCAAAAGAAAGGAGTAGGACAGAGTATTCGTCAGGTTTGGAAGGGGACATCATTTGGTGGTGGCGGAACTGTAAACCTGACTGAAGATATAAGAGGTAAAACAGTCTATATAAAAATAAATGGAAGAGGATATATGGGAGTAGGAATAATGCCTGCAAAAGATGAACTTCCTATTGCTATAAATTGGTGGCGTGAATTTCATATAATGGGAACAAGAAATAATGGGAAAACAGCATATTGTGCTGATTCCTCATATGGAATTAACGAGATTTGGGTGCAAGATTAAAAAAGTAGGGAGGTTTTTACCCCCCTACTTTTATATTTTTAATACTTTAATGATATTGTTTTTATATTCTTCATCATAAATGTGATTAATTGATTGAATAATCATATCATGAGGAGGTAATTCTTTTTTATCAACGATTTCTTGTAATTTACAAGATAATTCGTCTATATTGCCAAGTTTATATATAGAACCATTATTATCATTAATAATATCAGTTGTACCTGTTTTGCAATCTGAACTAATACAATAGATTCCATGGGAAATAGCTTCTCCTAAGACCATAGGAAAGCCTTCATTTGTTGATGTTAGTAACAATGCTGATACTGAATGAATATGGTTAGAGATATAGTTCCAAGGATTTCTAACCCAACCATGCCAGATAATATTTTTTTCTATATTTAGTTTATTAGACAACTCTTTTAATTGCTGTACATCATCACCATCACCAATAATGTGTAATTTCCATATGCCTTTAACTAGAGATAGAGCATTAAACATTTCATTAAGATTTTTTCCTTCATTTGCCAATACTCTCCCCATAAATAAGAAATTACACTCAATACCTCTATTTATTACTATATTGCTTCGAGTAAAGGGGTTGAAAATAGTATTTATATTATTTTTATTAACACCATTTTCTATAAGGTAATCTGAATTTCCATTACTAATTGAAAGATGTTTTTCTGCCTTTAACACAAACTTTGCTTTATACGCTGAAAACAATGATAAATGTATCCAAGAATATATTATTGGTTTTATCAGCGTTATTTTTTTAGCTGTATTAGCAATGTAACAACTAATAGCATCGATTGCGATAATAATATCAGGCTTTGTTCGGGCAATTTCTCTAGAAAGCATGAATGAAAAAGAAAAACGCCGTAATGGGGTGTTTCGAACATGACATTCTATTGTTTTATGAATTGTGTTATCCAACCAAACATTATCAACTGTTTTTTTATCCTGTTTAAAAAACAAGAAGTTAACCTTTGCTTTATCGGATATTAAATCATGAAATTTTCTACAAACGGTTTCTGTACCACCAAGGCCACCTAGTTCAAATCCTATTATTAGTATTTTTTTCATTTTTTATCATAGATTTTGTGAATAATCATTATATTCTATCAAATAAAATGATTATATAAATAGCAGGATGAAAAAGGATTAATTATTCAGCATGTTATTATCGCAATAAAAATACCTCTCCAACTTCTCAAACAAATCCCTCGCCACATCCTCCGTCATATACGTCCTCATTGGCTCCCGTCTAACATCTTTCATTTTAAACGTGCTCTCATCAAACATTGGATCAGAAAAAATAATGTCCATAAATAGATAGCCATGAGGGTTATCTGCAGATAAACGAGCCTCTTCTAACTGAGCAATATATTCCGCATTATTGATTTCAAGCTTAATCAT